AACGTAAACCAAACTGTAGCATATCCCAAGTTTCTTGGGCATTTCTCCATGCACAGAGTTCATCCGTCCATGCTGAGTAGGCTTGTGGCCCACGTAATCTCTCTGGGTCTTCAGCGGAGAAGAATACTGCTTTAGATCCGTTTTCCCATGTGAGGGTGTTATTGGTGGGACTCCATACGGGATAACCGATATGTTTACCTCTGTAGGTCTTGTCACCCTTCCAACAAACATTCAGTAACCCTGAGTCACCCTCAACCATAACCCTGCGAACATCACCTTTAGTAGGTGCAACACAGTGGACAATCTTATCGCCCTTCTTGATCCTGTGTCTGACCCATTCGGCTCCTGCACGGGTTTTACCCCAGCCACGACCAGCAAGTGCAACCCAAACATTCCATATACCCTCTGGTTCTAACTGCTCAGGTCTAGCCCAAAATTCCCAGTTATGTTGTAACTCTTCTGTCTTCTTGGGGCCTAGTTCTTGTAATAGTGCAGCTACATCAGAATCTGGTAAGTCTCTAAGTACTTGCGCTGTTATCATCTGTACGGGTCTTACCTAATAAGGTCATCAGGGAGTCTATAGCTGACTCATCTACATCGGGGTCTTCTACCTGATCCACTTCATTTACTGTAGATGTTGGACTCCAACCACCCTTACTACGAAGAAAGAGTTCCTGAGACTTGAAGTCACCTTCTAATGCTTGCTGTACAACTACAGAACCTACAGCACCTACAATAGAAGCCTTCTCTTCAGCTATATCCTCACCATATAGTTTATAGAAGGTAGCTGTACTTGAAGGGGCATTCTGATACTTCTGGATAGACGACAAAATATCTTTAACAGATACTCCACTACGAATACCTTCTCTAACCTTCTTGGCTATCACTTCACTATAGGGGATCTTATCGTGGACGCTCATGTGGTACTACCTATACTTAAGTATAAACTTAAGTTTCTTAATCTATCTAGTATTATAATATGATAAGTTGAGATCTTAAGTATATACTTAAGTATAGCTCCTACTATACTATAGGGATATTTTTATCCTTTTGTAACAACTAAAGTTAAACTATTTTATAAGTCGTTGATTACCAATGATTCTTTTTTCTTGTAGTTAACTTAAGTGGGTAGCGCATGTCGTATACTGTGGTAATAATGCAACACCTAAAAGGTATTTTCTTATGTTGTAGATGTGGGTGGAAACAACCCCATACCGAATCACCTGCGTATTTTACAGAGGGTCCCAACGAATGTCAACCCCCCAGTATAAAAATGTGATCGAATGTTACAATACTGAAACAATTTGTGATCTTGGGTTGACAAAAAGAAAAAACTAGCGCTTGGCGAGCGAATCGGCAGGCCTATTGAGAATCATTCGCAACAAGACTCGCTATTGATAATGAGAATCATTCGCAAGTAATAAGCAAGTAAACAATTGACTCTGTTATATTATAACACAAGCCATAAGCGCCAATATAAGCGCCACACACAACGCAAAAAAGAATCCTGCTAGGGTATTAGCCTAACAGGACTCTAATGTTATTCTATGGGCGTTATATTGAGCCGTTGCTATGTTACTTTATGAATTAACCCGTTGCGCATTGTTATGCGGCCAAACCATTCCCGCCCGTTGTGTGTTATATGTGGGCGGTTGGCTACTGTCAGAGTCCCGTTTGGCGTATACTCTGCACCGAATATGCTTGTTTCGATATACTTAAGCGGCTCGCCTATGCTTTCCTTGCATGCTTTCTTGCTTGGATAATTTGCTATCAGAGTCATATTCTTAAACCTTTTCTTGTGTTGTTGTTGTTGTCGTTTCTAATTCGTAGACAAATCCGCTTGTGTCTTTATAGGCGTGACCTTTTGCGAAGAGTCCTACGTATACGCCTTGCGGATCTATAAACCTTAAATCATGGGAGTCACCATCGATCATAGGCCGCCCCATAAAGGACTCTGGTTTAGATTCATCACGTTTAAGGCGCAACACAACAACGCAATTCATGCCGTTATTAAAAGCGGACTCTATATCGGACTCCGTTGTGTCTTCACTCATAGAATAGACAAGGGAATAGTTTGGAATGTGACTCACGTTTCTATTAGCGATTTTACTATAATCATAAAACGTCACATTCGGATTCTTGGTAAACAATTCTGGAAAGAGTGACTCAAACTTTTGATCGCTTGTGCCATTCGGACGCACAACGGGAATAGCGGACTCTTTTAATGTCGCCTTGCGTTGTAGACTCTCAATTTCACGTTGAATCTTGGTTTTAAATTGATCACGATATTTAAACCATATGAGAGTCCGAATGACTCTTGCGATATGTACGTGATGACTCCCGTTGTTGATCATATGTAATTGACCATGACCAGACTCGTTTAAACAATTCATACCGCAACCAAGAGTCGCCAATGCGCATGTATTGATACCGCTTGCCCATGATGGCGCAAGGTGAAGAATAGCGGATTTATAGCCTAACTTTTCGCCTTTAATTATCTTAGGATTCACGCTCAAAAGATTTGGCAATCTATCCCATATAAGAGTCCCGTCATCACGAGTCGCCTTTTTAAGTTTGGACTCCGCTTGTGATCTAACATTGCGCCAAAACGGCGAGTCGTAATATTCTTTAAGTTTTTGACTCGTTGTTTTGGTATCATTCAAAAGGTTTATTGTGTTTGTGCGTTTTGTCATTTTGTTTATCCTTTGCAAACTAGATTAATATAAAAGCCACCAGAGTTTTGAGTCATGATACCGACTCCACAATCATCATGGAACGGCTCTAATAAGGTGAGATAGGGCAAGCAATACATTGCCGCAAGTAATAGCATCATTGCCAAAAACCAGCCTAAAACGTCTCTTATTCTCAATTGATACTCCATAATTAAGACTCCTTTATGTTATAGGTTTTAGAAACGGATTCGATCGAAACAATATTGCGGAATTTATAATTGCGATATTCTTCGATTAAACCAAAAACACCAAGCGTAATAAATGGGGCGGCTGTTAAGATAATTGAGATGATCATTTAAAGAGTCCTTTTTATGTTGCGTTGTTTAACTTCTAAAAATGCTTAAAGCTGATTCGTAGGTTAGAGTCGAGTCTTTTATCTAATCAAATTAAATTATTTTATGGGTTGAACAATATAGGGAATCACTTTATTATTTTATATGAGGCTCGGTTATTATCCCGACAACCGTTTGTGTTGATAAACTCCGACTCATTAGTTTAATGATTAAACTATTGCATAAAATGCATGGCAGGTATGCAAAAATAACAATTGACGGACAGATTGCACGATATGCCAAAAACGAATCATGAAGGTTAAAAATACCATACCAAAAGACTCAGGTTTACGTGATTCGATTTTTGCGTTATCGAGTCGAGTCCGATTCGTAAAGCAGAATCTTGTGTCAAGTGAATCTTTGTTGCGAATCGTTGTAAATAAATCACACTATCCGAAATTCCTTGTCAACTATCCTTTTGTGCCATTGACAGCATTTTTGGATATATCCGAATCGGTAGTTTGGAACGAATCAGGAACGAATCGTGAAACCAGAACGAATCACAAACGAATCATGAATCGAGAACGAATCAGAAACACTGGAACGAATCAGGAACACCCCCACCGATGGAAAATGACCCCCCACCAGTGGAAATTAAGAGTCACCCCCACCAGTGGAAATATAGAGCTTGACCCCACCAGTGGAAATTAGTAGAGTGATTCTAAATTAGATAGTAGAGGAGAGTACCGATGGAAAATATTATTAAGCAGATCAGAGACATCGAAAGTGATTTACAAACTACTGTTTGTCGTGCGGAAGAATACCGCAATGATGCAGAGCGTGGGATAAACGTAAACCATACCTGCGAGGGCGATATGTCGTGGACTAAGCAGGATAAAATCAACAGCCTCTTTGAGTATCTGGAAGATGCTAAGAATGACATTGATCGTTTGAAGGATGACATCAAAGAAGCTAAAAAGCATTTGACTAACTTGCTGGATGATGTAGAGTATGAATCAGTTAGACAAAGAGCCGTAGGAGAATCATAATGTTGTTTAAGATGAACAGAGAATACTTTTGTGAGTGTTGTGAGTTCTACAAGACCTTCGAGGAAATGCATGGTGACAATGATACTATCTGTGCTACCTGCCAAGAGGGTCAAGAGGAATGGGAATATCTTAACGCTAGTGAAGAGGAAGAGTAAGATGCATTGCGTAGTAAACAAAGATGGTATTGTGGTGGCTCTATTCTTATTGGAGTGTGATGCCCAAGACTTTATCTATAACTGTCGCAGCCCCTACAGTAGAAAAGACTACACTGTAGAATATAGGGAGAAGTATGAATATGTTACGCTGTAGTGTATATACCCCCGATGGGAAATTGAATTGCTGGAAACTGGTTAATAACAACAGAGAAGCAGAAAAGTATAAAAGAGGGTTGACCAGAGCCGTAAGAAATGTGACTGTAACTATAGAGCCGAATCATATATATAAGGAGAGACATAATGGCACTAGATAAGACAATGGTAAGTAACGTAATTGCTGATAACCTTAACGGATTCATCACAGTCAAGTTCCTGACTAAGACTGACGAAGAGCGTGTATACAATGGACGTATGAATGTACAGAAGGGCCTCAAGGGAAATGAGCGTGGACGTATAGCTGCGGAAGCCCTGCGTAGTAATGGGTATGTGACCCTCAAGACTAGCGAAGGCTATAAGTGTTTTAATCTTGACAAGGTACTAGCTATGAAGGTAGGTGGTAGACACATCTTTTGCATGGGAGCAGAACTATGAACCAAGACCTAGAGAGGGAATTACGCATGTTAGGTATTATGATACCTACTGAGGATGAAGTGGAAGTAGAGGAAGATACAAGAGCTTTACACTTATCTAAGGATTGGTATAATGACCCCCGTGATGAAAATGGAGAGGTAACATTCTAATGAGTATTGAAGTAACATATAAAGGTCACATGGGTAA